GACAATTTTAGTCATTGTTACTAACCCAACATTTTGTGAAAAAGATGTATTAGGTAAAACACCAAATAAAGCAGCAATGGATGAACCAATACCATCACAGATAACACCACCTGTCCATGATGCTATCGGCTGTAGAAAAGAATTCCACAACCAAAGTCCTAATGGCTCAAATGTTGATATTACATCATTTACAGTTTCAATCACAGATGCAAGCAAATCAAAAAATGTCGGCATAGCATCTTCGATTGTCCATGATCCAAATGGAAGAAGAACATTTTCGTAAAACCAGACTAATGCGTCACACACAGTTGACGTAAGAGGTTCGATAGCACTGAGCAGATCATTAAAAGATGTAGTGATCGGTATCAGATTTAAACCAGCACTCCACTCTGCAGTAGCTGCCGAAATTTCATTAATTGCATCTAACACATCTAACAGAATATCAAACAAATTTTGAATAATCTGCGTACCTGTATCATTAAAATTCCATGCTTCATCTAAACCGCTGGCGATGTTTCCAACTGTAGCAAATACATGCGTCAGTATACTAAAAATATCATTGCAGACCTTAACGCCTGTTCCATTTGTCCAGACTGCTTCAAAACTTTTTCCTATATCTACACATAATGTTTTTATATTAGATAAAGCATTTTTTGCAGATTCAATTACACCGGTTCCATTTGCATCCCAGGACTGCTTTATTGGATCAAAGAAAGTTGCTAATTTCTCTTTTATCTCCGAAATAATCCCCTGCGACTTTTCAAGTTCGTCTGTCGGTGCCATCAGACTGGCTCCGCTGCCTCCTGATCCAGAATCATTTTCTGTAATATTATTTGTTTCATCAAAAGAAAATGTCTGTGCTGCTGATGCTGCTGAACCATAACCTTTCATCGCGTCTGTTGCGGTTTTTAATCCCTGTGCTGTTTTCAGACTAGATGAATATGTTTTTCCAAATACGTTACTCAGGATTGTAGCCAGTACTGTCGAAAGAGACGCTAATGCTGACATCAGTGCATTGACAGCTGGCAAAACCGCCGAATAAATACTTGCAAATGCTACTTGAAGATTTGTTTTAATAATGTTTAAAGATGATGAAAACTCACTATTTGTCTTTAAACAATTTGCCATATAGGCATTAAAATTTCTCAATGCCAAACTCAGCACATTAAAAACAAATGCTGATGCAACCAGCGATGTAATCCGTTTTTTCACAAGATCGACTGCCTTCTCCACATTGCTAAATCCTTTAGATGTAGCGGTCGATGACGTTCTCACATTCTTCGTTAGTTCTTTTATTTTAGAAAGAATCTGATTAAGCTTTTTCGTTGTTCCCGGAGGGCTTTTACTGTTCATCACAGCATCTAGCTTCTCTTTTGTTGTACGTGCTTCATTCTTTAAACGTTCCAACTTTTGGGTTTCAACATCAATCCTGGCAGCCATATCCTGTGCAGAGGATGTACTTTCCGGATTCATTTTTACCTGCTCAAGCTGACTCTTTAACTTTTCAACTTTTCTTCCAAGTTGTTCATACTTAGGCTCTACTTCATCAATCTGAGCTGAGATTTCCTCTAACCCTCTTGTGCCTCCACCATTTTGTGATATTGACTCAAATAATTCATAATCATCCAAAAGGGAATCCAATTTCTTTTTGGCTTCTTCAAATTCCTTTTCCGTTGATTTAAGCTGTTTTTCAAGTCCCGTAACACCCTTATCCTGTGTCACACCACTGATCAGATCATTGTACTTATTTTTAAGTCCATTGATCACATTTTCCTGCTGAGCAATCTTTTCTTTCTGCTTTTCCAACTGGCTTGTAAAACTCTCAATCTGTTTTTCTGCCTGTTTTGTGCTAACTTTTCCCATAGACTGATTTATCTTGGATGTCTCACCCTCTATCATGTCTCTGGCTTTTTTTGTTTCAGACTTTACACTCGCCATATCTTTTTTATATCCGCTCAGCGCTGCACGGATAACAACTTTCAGTTCATGCAGTTTTCCACTATCACTCATTGATTGCTCCTTCTTCTCTCCTGATTAACTCGATATGCGTGTTGTATCCTTTGTGCTTTATATAGCTGCATTTCGGAAGATAACTGTGGTTTGGATGTCTGTTCCATATCATCTTCGTCATGTTCTTTCGTAATTTGCTTTTTCACATTTGCAAAAAGCTCAGGAACATATTCTGTTAATGAGAATCTTGTCCCCTCTCCGGCTCCAAACGTCATCATTACTTTTTCGATTAAATTTGCCCCAAACAAATCAAGTGTTGAAATCAGTTTTTGTAATTCTTCTTTCTGTGACTGTTCTTTCCGCCTGTTGCAACTATCTATAATGTCGATGGCTTCATTAATAGAGATCCTATAGAATAATTCTGGTGTGTTCCCTGCATCAAGGAACCTGTCATAAAGAATCCGCATCTGTCTGGACTGATATTCATATGTCCTTACATATTCTCCTGAATCTTTTTCATCTCGTCGGAGACATCCTCCACCATCGAACTGGAGAAAAAACCAGACACCATAAATGTCTGAATGTATACATCAACATAAAAATTAAGCTGCGTACCACCTTTTTCCTGATATTTTTTATACAAGGAAATAATATCCTTTAACTTAATTCCATGCTGCCAAGGTACTGCGGCTGCATGCACGACCTGAAGCATTGTCGTTAATGGTGGAATGTTATCTTCGTCTCCAATCATTCCAATTAAATTTTTTCGATACTTCTTTTCAAGTTCCAGTGTCTGTTCGGTTGTAATTTTAAGTTTAAGCTTGGTATGCTCATCAATTTCCCAATAAGCAAACTGTGGACGCATGTTTTTCTTTTCATCCATAGAAACTACTTTTTCATCCTGATCCATCTCTTTTTTATCATCCTCATACTGATCATTATTAATAAATTCCATTTGAAATTCCTCCTGATATCACGAATGCCATACCTTCTATCAAGGCATGGCATTTTTATTTTTGTTTGGTTTTTACAATTTATTATGTAGGGTCTTTCACATCAATATCACTCTTCAATGCCATTTTGACAACAAGATCAACAACCGTATTGGTTCCGCCACCACGCTTAAATCCGACTGACGGAATCGCCGTATAGGTAAATGTTGTTCCATCCGGCCATGTCTCTTTAAACTCAACCGGAGTGTTACTGTCTGAATACTCACGGAGCATGCGGTAAGCACTTCCTTCTTTATTTTCTGTATGAACGAAAGTATATTCCAGATCACCGTAATCACCAACACCGAATTCATATTCCTTATTTGCGGCAGTAAGTCTTGTATTTTCGACCTTTTCTTTTTCATTGTTCATATCCGGGACTGTTTTTAAATCCGGGATATCAACAAATTCTGCTGTTCCCGGCTTTTTCATTCCGAGCAATGTTCCATTTGCTAACATCCTATCTCTCCTTTACTTTGTTGCAAAAACTTTTTTGTCCTTTTCTGTAATAACACCCTCATAGCGCATAATTTTATGTTTGCGCCCTGGTTCGTTGTTATCTGAGCAGCCAATTCTCATAAGACCAAGGACACCATTCATTTTTTCATCAACAGCACAGGCAAGATCAGAAGTGCTTTTCTGGTTCCAGATATCAATCCGGTATCTCACATAAGATGTGATAACCTTATTTCCAGATACATCCTGTGCCTTGTTTTCCTCTTCTGTGTATTGGATCTGCGTTTCACTTGTAAAATCATCTGGAAAACTATCTGTCGCGTCCGGACATATCTTTTCCAGTTCTTCCATTACCAACCTCTTAATATTAATCATTTTGCTTTTTCCTCTATTGCTTTCAGCGCATCTGTGTTCAATTTATCAATGATCTGATCCTCATTATCTCTGATAGCAGGATACAGATATGGCTGTGCCGACTGTCCAGCAATATAACGTATTCCTTTATCCGTATCCGTGACCAGTCCTGGAATGACGCCTTTCCATTTTTCCTGTGAGTACATTACCGAGACCTCTGGTGATGTACCGTCATGATTTGCTGCTCCTACTGGTCCGGTTCCAAATTCTACATATACTGCATGATCCGAATTGGTATGTATTTCCGAAACAATCTCACCATTTTCTTTTCGGGTTGTATGATCGATGGATTTTCTAAGATCCCCTGTATCTACCGGAACCCTTAGTCTTGCATCGTCCCTGACAAATTCTCCACACTGATCGACTGATTGAAACATCTCATCCTCGATTTCTGCCATGCTCGTTAATTTTGCCAGATATTCTTCTATTCCCTCAATCATATTTTCTCCAATACTATTTTCAGATGTCCTACTGGATAAATTGCAGTAATCTTGTAATCCGGTTTCTGATCCGCAGTAGAATACACACATATTCCATCACCGGCTGCCATGCTGAATGCTTTCTCTTTAAACCAATAAGTTTCAACTCCGTTTTCATTTGTGATTGTAAAAGGCTCGTCATAAAGAAGTTTTTTCTGATAGAGCTGCACATTACCACTCTGCTCTTCCTGAAGCTGTCCTGATTTTGAATAAACCGTTGCCTCAATCTTTACTGGCTCCTCAGAATATCCGGCATATTTTTCACCGTCCGCTCCTTTATTAACAATTTTTTTCTTTAAATAACATACGCTTTTATTCCGTAATTTCACTTGGATACCACCGCCTGTTTCAGCTTACGATGTGCAAGAATCCTTTTCATCATATCTTCTGGTATTTCCTTGGAATATGAATTAGATACACTCACATCTCCTTCAGATCTGCTGTCCTCTCCTGCTGACATAATCCTTCTTGCATATACCTCTGCAAGTCCCAGCTGCAGATTGAGCATCAATGGGGGAATGGATGTCCTGTTACAGACATCCAGTATCATTCCCTCTGCATCATTCACTGCCTGCTGAAGTATCCCGGTCTGCGCTTCCGGAATGCGCACTGATAAATCATCTATCAATGCCATAACTCCACCTTATTCCTCTCCGCCCCCGGTTCCAGCCAATGGATCATCAGAAGCATTTCCCTGATCTTTGGAATC